GGTGGAATCCTTATGTATCAGACGGTGGCCCAATGGAAGTAGAGGAGTGTGGCATACAAGCACTATTTAGAAGCGACTGTCCTGATTGGGATGACAGAAACTTACTTGAAAGGTTAAGAGATAAATTAAAGAAGCTATGAACAAAAGTAAGAAGGTAAAAGAAACAAGAGAGCAAAAACGGCTTCGAGTGTCGTTGATAGACACTGAGGAAGCACTTATGGAGTGGAACGACTATTTATACAAGCTGTTTAAAGAAAAGAGGATAATTGATAAAAAATTGAAAGAGGCAAAGTTTTTCATGTCAGGTATTTTAAAATAACTAAATGACAAACAAAAGTAAGAAGATAACAAAAGCAAGGTCAGGACAAAATGTCCCCACCCTAACAAAAGCACAAGAGAAAAGGTTTGATGAGAGGTTTAAGTACAAGAATTATGACGTGCTAGTTGATGTGGGTGGAAAAGAAATTAAACAACACTTAGCAGATGAACTAGCAAGACAAAAGAAAGAGATAATAGAGAAGTTGGAGAAGATGAAAAGAAATGATGACCCTAGTATTTATTATAAAGACGGATATTCACCAAAGGGTAGTAAATTTCACAACAGAATCTTAGACCAAGCAATTAAAACAATAAAGAAGATATGAGAACTTGTACTAAATGTAAAGAAGAAAAGACTTTAGATAAATTTAGAAACGATAAATACACAAGAGACGGCAAAACAACTAGATGCAAAGAGTGTTTAAGCACTTATAAACAAGAGGACATAAGATGTTATTATTGCCGGGAATGGTTTACAAAGAAGCAAAGCAATTTCAAGTTTTGTAAACCTATATGCCACGACAGACATTGGAGTAAGGTGTGGAGATTAAGCCCGAGAGGACAAGTATATATGATGGATTATCACAGGAATTATATAAGGGGGTGAGAAAAAATGAAGAAACTATTACTAATAGTAGTATTTTGTGCAATCGCAGTTCCGAATGCACTTCGGTTCTCTTATGGAAATTGGGCAGATGGACACTGGGGAGATTATGCACCCTACAAAACCCAAGTAAAGTTCGGTGGCTTCCAAAAGTGATATAATTGGAGAATGAGTCAAAGTTTAGACCTCAATAAAGCTCAAAGCTTTAATGCTGTAGCGTGGCTTCTAAACAACAACATTGTAAATGAGAATGGTTACCCCATGGAGTTTAAAGACCATTCTTTTATGGTCAAGCCCTTCACAGATGATGCCCGTAAGCAGGTTGCACGGAAGTGTTCTCAAATTGGCTGGAGCACCCTCGCTATTCTTAGAAGCTTTCATCTCGCTAGATACGCAAAAGCGAACATAATCCACACGTTTCCCTCAAGGAATATGAGCAAAGAGTTTGTAGTTCCTAAAGTAGATCCCCTTATAAAGAAAAATGACGTTATTAGTAAAATGGTAGGACAGGATTCCATGAACTTAAAAGGAATTGGGGATAGGTTTATTTACTACAGAGGGTCTTACGAACAGACGGAGGCGATTTCCATATCAGCATCAGTTCTAATCAACGATGAATATGACCGTAGTAACTGGAGAGTTTTAAAGACATACCGTTCCCGACTAGACGATGCGAGGCGTGAGAATCCCGAACTCGGTTGGGAGTGGCAGTTCTCAAACCCTTCAATTCCCGGCAGGGGAGTAGATGATTACTGGCAGAAAAGTGACCAAAAGCATTGGTTTGTAAAGTGCCGTGGGTGTGGGCATTACTGGTATTTGAAGTGGCCTGAGAGTATAAACCTAAAGACACAGAAAAAGATTTGTTTTAAGTGTGGGAAGGAATACTCAAAAGATGACTTAAGGGGTGGGGAGTGGGTTGCAAAGTTTAAAAACAAGAAAATATCAGGATACTGGATTTCACAGTTATTTGTTCCATGGATACCTGCAGAAAAGATAATCAACGATTCCAAGGAAGATATAGAGATATTCCACAACTTCACTTTAGGAATGCCGTACATCTCAAAAGATACTTCAGTCAGTAGAGACGATATTATCAAATGTCTTTCACCTGGATTTAATCCTAAAACCTCAGTAGCGATGGGGGTTGATAATGGAATAGTAAAACACTATGTTATTGGCAATCGTACAGGAATATTCGAAATAGGTGAAACAAAAGACTGGCAGGAGATAGAGGATTTGAGGAATAAATATAAAGCCACTATGGTGATAGATGCACTCCCTTACCCGAACACTCCTAGAAAATTAGTAGAGAAGTATGCAGGAAAGGTTTACCTTCATTATTATCAGATGGATAGGAAGGGAATAGATTTTGTCAAGTGGGATGAAAGGTCGGTTAAGTCTGATAGAACCAAAATAATAGATGCAGTAGTAGCTGAAATAAGAGCAGGAGATGTGACTTTCAACCTGACTCTAACACAGTTAGAAGATTACATTTACCAATGGACACAGCTTTACAGGACAACTGAGGAAACTGCTTTAGGCGTTTTGAGACCCCTTTGGAGAACTATAGAAAACAGACCTGACCACTTTGCACATGCTACAATATTATGGAGGGTTGCTATGGAAAAGACGATGGGTTTTAGTGGAATAGTAAAAGCACCCACACCGGGAGATAGAACGGGGGGACACCCGTACGTCAGTCAAAGTGGGACAGTTCCTGCCCTTGACTTAGACAACGTGCTAGAAAAAGCAAAAAAGTATAAATGAAAATATTTGCATTAAAAGACAATGTTTATCTACAAAAGGTTGAAATCAAAGAGCCGGGAAGGATCGTGTCCGTATTTTTAGAAAAGAACGAAAATTCCTTAAAACATAATTTTCATTGTACAGGCTGTGGTTTTATAAGGTTTCAGTACTGTGGAGATGTTGGGTTTATATTTGACGGTGCAGCAATTCCTAAAGAAAAGGCTACTATAGATATTCTTTGCAAAATGTGCAGGATAATTTATAGGGTAATGTAGTATAATAAGGAAAGATGTCTTTTAAAGGTAAATCCCATACCAAGGAAGCCCGACTAAAGATAAGCAAGTCTCGTAGAGGTAAAAACCTCAGAAATACGGATGGTTTTACTGTTGGGCATACTCCTTGGAATAAAGAAACGCTTAATTGGATTTATTGTGAGCTTTGTGGTGGTAGCAGAATAGTTATCCCATCTCGGAAAGGTACTCAAAAATATTGTTCTAGGGAATGTTATTATGAGAGCAAGAGAGGAGTGTATCCTAGGGGGATTCCACGGAACATGGACAGGAGTGGGTCAAATAGTCCAAGTTGGAAGGGAGGGGTTACGCCTGAAAACAAGATACAGAGAGAGAAATTTAGAAAGGAAATTCAGAAGGGGGTTTTTGAAAGAGATAACTATACCTGTCAGCTTTGTCATGTTCGGGGTGGATGTTTGCAAGTAGACCATATTCAGTCTTGGAAAGATTACGTTAAATTGAGGTTTGATATTAATAATTGTAGAACAGTATGTATGAAATGTCATTATAAAATAACTTTTAACAAACCCATGCCTGAAAACATGAAAGCTTGGGGACATAATTTTAAACACACAATGAAAGGAGGACACTAAAATTCCAAGTCCAAACATTACAAGTACATCACTTGAAGAGGATGAGGGCGTTATAGATAGTGCAGAAGCCATTTCACTTAATCTTAACGAGGATAGGATAAAGACAATTCTCGGAAAGAGGGTGGATGATGGTGTGTCCTTTTATAACTCCAAACTCAACCTCAAGAGTGTAAGAGAAAATAACGAAAAGCGATGGTTGAATAAAAACCTTGAGGTCGCAGGAAAAGAGGTTTATGAATATCAAATCCCCTATAAAGACAATAGAATCTTCGTATCAGTTGAAACCCTCACCGCCACTTTAGTTCCCAAATATCCCACTCCTGAAGTAATGGAGGCATTTGACACACCTGCTTCCAGAGAGCTTGCTTCAAACTACGAGAAGGTGCTTATGAGAACCGCACAAGACTTAAGGGTTAGAGGACATCTTAGAATGGCAACAAGGCATGTTTTGATTGGTTACAGGTGTGGAATTGTTAAATCTACATGGAACTTCGAAAATGGAAGAAGAAGGGAAGATGGAAGCTTTACGGGAGGGCCTGACGTTAGATTTGTAAGACCTCATAAGGTAGTAATAGATGCGGATGCTACCGATCCAAATGACATACCTTTAATAGCAGAAACTCTTTCAGCAACGGTTGAGGAACTTACAATCAAGTTCCCGGACAAGAAAGCAGAGATACTTAGGATTTTCGGTGCAGGAAAAGACCCAGAGAAGCTTAATATGGGAACTAGGGTTAATTATAGAGAGATTTGGTTTACCTTTTATGAGGATGGAGTTAAACATGAAGGACTTTGCTGGAAATACCAGAATGAAATTCTTGCTTATGGGTTGAATCCCAACTGGAATTATGGAGGTGAGGGGACAAATTTTGCTCCTAGGCCGGCAAAACCCTATACATTTATTAGTTTCTTAAGGTTGGGAAAGTGGGTTTATGATGACACTTCTCTCACTGAACAAGCATCAAGTCAGCAGGACAATCTTGAAAAAAGAGGGTTTCAAATTGTTGACAATGCTGACCAAGCAAATGCAGCTAAAGTTTTTAATACCGACCAAATTGATGCCGGAGATGCTCAAAAATACACAGGAGACCCACACGACAACATAATGGCGAGAGGCGATGTTAGAACTGCGTTCAAGCGTGAACCAGCCCCTCCCCTCCCCCGTTATGTTGTTGAAGATAAATATGATTCTAGGCGTGAAATAGACAATATATTTGGTACACACGCACCACTAAGGGGAGAAAAGACAGACTCTCCTACATTAGGACAGGAAGTTTTGTCTCAACAAGGAGATTTGGGTAGGATAAACGCACTGTCTGAGTCAATAGAAGAGGCTGCAACCGACATTTATCAGAAAATTACACAATTATATAAAGTATTTGCTGATGAGGAACACATGGTTAAATACTTAGGAGAAGAAGGGCGTACTGCATTTATAAAGTTTTCTTCAGACAAGATAGAAGATGGTATAGAGATTCGTGTTCAAGCAGGTTCTCTTAAGCCTGAAGATAAGCTCTCAGACAGGAAGGAAGCGGTAGAGCTTGCAAAGATAGGTGGCAGAATAGATCCGTTGACTTTTGCGGAGAAATGGCACTTACCGAAACCAATGGAGTTTGCTCAAAGGGCTTTCAGTTTCATGTTCATGCCTGACCATTACGCTAAAAACTTCCTTAAAATGGGTGGAGGTGGAGGAGACAAAGAAGCCATGGCGACAATTCAGCAGATTAACTCTGGAGAAAATGTCCCACCAAAGAAAGATGCTTCTAAGGAATATGTTGCTTATTATGGTCAATTTATTAAATCTCCGGCATTTAAACAGTTAGACCCTGAAGTGCAACAGCTTCACATGATGCATGCCAGTGGTACAGTGCAAATGGCAAAAAGTGGATTAAAAGAGAGAGTGCCGGAAGAAAAGCCTGAACAGGGTGTTATGAGCAAAATTGTCAGCAAGTTAAGAAAAGAAGAACTCTAACATGGTAGACATCAATAGAATCCAAGAGATCAAAAACGAAATAGAAGAAACTACCGAGAGCAGTTTAAGGTTTTTTGAACTTGAATTTGAAAAGTTTGTAGAAAAGTTATCAAATGCGATTAAAAAATACAATGAAGAGTCGGTTAAAATCAATAAAGCTCTTGCTGAAAAGAGTAGGGTTTATGATGAGTATGAAAAGAAAACGAAGGAGATTAAGGAAGAACATACTATATATAGTAAGAAGGTTGGCGATCTTAATAAGAAAAGTGAAGAGAATCGGGAAAAGGAAGATGAACTTCTTAAGCTCCATAAAGTTTTGGTAAACAAAGGCAAATCATTAAAAGCAAAAGAAGCAGACTTAAACGAAAGAGAAAGGAGGCTAAATGACAGATAGAGGAATAAAAGACCCAAACAGACAAACTTCAATGTTTGGTGTTAGTAGCACGGATGGAACGACACCTGTGGCAGCAGAGATAACTGCATCTACGAAAAGACTAAGGACTGATTCCCTTTCTGGAGGAGAATATGACACTTTTGCACAGGATGCTTCAACAGAAGCAACTACTACAATAGAGTACGAACATCACGAAATTCATGGTGGATCGCACTACTTTGTTCAGAGTTATGCTGACCTTGCTGAGGATAACGTGCTGGACTTTACATGGCAAATGCCGGACACAACGAAATGGATTCATTGGACTTGGGAAGTTGATACTGAAGCAGAGTTTCTTTGGCAAGTTTATGAGAATGTAGTGGCAACAAATGCTTTAGCTAATACCGTTACTCCACTTAACAGCAATAGAAACTCAACAAACACATCTGCTACTACCATGAAGAATGAGATTCAGGCCAACCTTGCTGCTGCTAATACAGATACAAATGTTACAGGTGGAACGCTTATAGGAAGCGGTATTTCTGGAGCAGGTAAGAAAGTGTCAGGTACATCAGAACGACACCATGAGATAATTATGGATCAAGCCAAGCTGTATTGTCTTAGAGGAACTGCTACTGCTGCAGGATATGTTAACTTTGATATGCACTGGTATGAGCATACAGATAAGAACTAAACTTGACAGGTGTGTCTTAAAAGTTTTATAATATAGACGAGGCAACAAGCCCACTTTAACGAGTGGGTTTTCTATTTAAAATGACATTTACAGATAGATTAACTACAGTAACTCAAGACGAGATTCTACCTCAAGTGGTGGATGCGATTTTGGGAGGCAACTTCATTACTTTCCGATTCCTTTCTAATGCAAAGCGTTGGACTGGTGAATCACTCAAGAAACCCGTAAAGATTGCCAAGAATGAACTTGGTGGTTCTTTCTCGGGGCTTGACACTCATTCAACAGCAACGGTTGATACCCGAAGGATGCTTACCTACTATGTTAAAGGGTATGAAATTCCAGTTGCTATTCCCGGCATAGAGAAGGCAGTTAACAGAACCCCGGCACAGGTTATCAATTTAGTAAAGGTTGAGATGGAGTCCTCACAGGCAGATGCGATGGATGACATCGGAACAATCCTTTATGGAGATGGTACTGGAAATGGAAGCAAAGACTTCGAGGGTCTTGACAATTTAGTAGACGATGGCACATCGGTTGCAACCTTTGGTGCATTAACCAGAACCACATACGATCCTTATTTAGATTCCACACGAACTGCATCCGGTGGAACTCTTACATTAGCAAAGATGGCAACTCTTACCTCAGCTTGTTCAGTAGGTGGAGGCAACAGAAATCGCCCAAGCGTATTTGTTTCAGATGAAACGGTTTGGGATCTTTATGAATCACTACTCAGCCCGACAGTAAGGGAAAATTACAATGCTTTTGGTTTACCGAGTGTAACCAGAACATCCAAAGCCCCTCTAAGAGGTGCAGAATTGGGTGGAGCAGCAGGATATGTTTCTCTCAGCTACAGAGGTATTCCTTGGGTGTCTGATGAAAAGAGTACGGCTGAAACCATTTGGGCATTAAATGAAAACTATCTACATTGGTACGGGCTGAAATCTCCCGATCTTAAACAGGTTGGAATGGGTGGAGGCACAGTAGACGGCCCATACTCTGAAGCACCTTCCAAGAATCTTGGTTTTCAATGGTCAGGGTTTATGCGACCAATCAATCAGTTTGGTGAGGTTGCTCATTTA